CAAGTGCCGCATTGAGAATGTAGTCGGGTTGAAGTCCTACTGAGAGGTATGTCGAGAGAGCCGTCGCGACGAATGTTTTCGCCCACGTTCCCGCCATCAGTTTCAATTCTTGCATTGTCATTATCTCCTTCGAGGTTAAACCAACTGCCGTCTTTGTCTCCCAAAGTTGTAAAACTGATATGAAAGTGATGCCGATGAGGATTGACGCCTTTAAATTTGCGCCACTTCCAATTAAGAATGGGCGAAGCAATACGGCCATCAAAGATAATGTATTTAATTCGCTTATCGCCTTTCTTGGCGCATTTGCGAATCTTCTCAACAACCGAATGCGCTTCTTCCTTGTGAGCCTTGAGATCAGCGTCAATATCTAAAGCTCGGACTATTCCGTTTTTATCGGGATTATGATCCGATTTGCGAGCTGAGTGGCGAGTGTCGCCAATCCAGCCGTCGCTTGTCCGGTCGCGCTCGGGATAATCGTCATCGATCTGCTCCCGAAGCTGCTGACCGGCTTTGCAAAGTTTAGCCAAGACCTAATGCCTTTAAATCGTCTAACGTCAATCCAAGAGCTACTAATTTGGCTTCGGCTGCTTGTTTTTTGGTTGCCTGTGTAATTTCTGCTTCAACTTCATCTGCTTTGATTTGCTTAATAGCCGAATCTATTTCTGTTTGGGTAGGCGCTTCGCCTTCTAAAATATCCCACTTAATTGTTGCATAATCATTATTTTCTAAGGAAAACTCCGAATTTGGTTTGAGCAAGTTAACGGCTTTTACAAGATAATCGTTTTGTTTCATTATGCGCCAATCTCCAATAATGTTATTTGTGATGGTGCGGCGTTGTCCTGAGCATATACAGTAGCCGTTCCAAACTTTCTATATTGTGTTTTATATGTCGTTGCTGAAGTTGTAGCAGGACTATCCAAATAGCTATAATTGAAAACAAATCTTGTTTGAGTTGTTGATGCAGAAGCGAAAGCCTCATAACCACTTGGGCCTACTGTTACAATGTTGGTCGATCCTCTAACGAGTTGAAATCCGCCAGCAGTATCATTATCAGCACCACCAGTAACTCGCAATTGTTGAGCCACCAATACTAAAATTTTACTTGTTGCAGAAGTTGGAGTAATTGATAAAGATAGACCACTATCTGTATAACTAGTCGAACTTATCGTGGTGGCAGTAGAATAAGAACCTGCGACTACCTGAAGCAACTTGCCAGTAACTGGAGTGGCCCATTTTAAGCCTGTTGCCTCAGCAGAATCTGCCGTCAATACTGTTCCATTAGCTCCAACTGCTAGCCTTGCTGGAGTATCAGCAGCAGTTGCAGAAATTAAATCACCTTTAGCATCAACGATTGCATTTTGAATTGCATTTGAATCATCTTGGGCAACCCATTTAAAATCCAAGTCATTATTTGAATTTTTAGCCAAGACTTGATCCGTAGTGCCCCCTTTAAGATCAAGAAAAGAACTATCAATTCCATTACCTAAAGTTCGAATGGCTGAAGCGCCATCCTTAACTAAGTCTGTATCAGCTGGGGTTGTCCAGCCAAAGTTTGATGTTGTTGGCATTTAATCTCCTATGCAACTATTGTAGCGTTGAGCCAGTCCAAAGTCGGGCTTATTGTATTCCAAGTCTCGGTCGCTGGGACTGAATTCCATCTAAACGCCTGAAGACTGAAAGCGATAGGCGATACATTTAGAGTTAGGTTGAGCTGATTTAGGCTAGCAGTCCAAGTCCATCCTTCGACAAATCCTTGAAATTCCCCACCGACCATATTAGTTGGCAAATTGATGATATTAAGAGGCTGGCCCATAAATACGCCAAGAAGGTTATCTCGATCTGAATTGTCGATTTCACCGCTGGCGATTGGGAAAGTTATCTGCCTCAAGGCAAATTGAGGATAAGCGCGAATAAGTAGGTAGAAGGCTGCTTGATCCTCGGCATCGCCTTGGTTTCGAAGTGTGGTATATATGGTAGAACCTAAAAGCCCATATTCAGATATTGATGCTAAATCTTCATCTGTTACTTCTGAGCCTGAAATGCCGTATCCAACAGTTATAGAATTTCTAACGTCTCCAGCTTTTTTAAGAATTGAAAGTCCGGGACCAATTGAATGGTTGCCGTCTAAATCCACATAGCCGTTAGTTGCTAGGTATTGAGATCTATGCGTTGAATCTGCATAGCCAATTCGGCCTTGATTATCCTCGTATAAATACCCAAGTCCACTATTGGCGAAGCGAGAAGCAAGGTTATAGACTGTATCGTTTAAATTATTCTCGGAATGAAGTTCATAATCTCCCGGGGTATCGATTTCACCTAATCCGTTATTTTGCGCATTTTGCCATTGGATTGATGAATCATAGGCGTTCCAAGTTTCAGCAACTGGAACTTCATTCCATTGGTCGAATAATACTGTGCTTAAAATTTCTTTGATGCGGTCTCCATCAAATTGATGAGCAAAGTTGCCAGTATAAATAGAACGATTGAGCCTAGCCAAAGCTCCTACCGCAGTTATTTTTATTTGCTGACTGGTAGCGGTTGAACCCGAGGTTTGAATTGTAATGCCAAGGTCGGTTATGAAGCCACCAAATAAATTTACATAAGCATTGGCAGAATTTTTCACTTCAACTGTTACTGCGTCATTGATTTCAAATGGAACTGCTGCCTCAGCTGTTTCTATCAAAGTTAAACTGCAATAACCTGCGAGTGGCTGGGTGTAAATATCTGTGCGACCAGAAGTAATCGTTAGACCGCTAAGGGTCGCGCTAGTTACTATTGAGCCATTCACCTTGACTCTATAAATCGGATTCCAAGCTGTCATATTGCTAACTGATCTAGTGAGCCAGTCCGAGATTGACTTTCATTGAGTGCCTGAATAACTGATCGAGTAAACCCTTCACTATCGATTGCGGAAGGTGCATTCACATTAATATTTATTGTCGGTGTGGTCGCAGTTCCAGTCGCAGGAATCGCACCGCCAACGGTTGCGATAGATCCAGAACCGGATGAAATGACATTTGAGGCGCTTCCTGTATTACTGATCACTGGAACGCAATAATTAAGCGAACGTTTTATTATTTCGCCATAATAGTTATATTCGACGAGGAATACTCCGCGACCCGAAGGACATTCGGCACTATCTTGCATAATAGTTTCGGATTTCCACATCGTATTGCGACGTTTATTTTCAACGGCTGGATCATCAGAACCACCGCCGCCAATTCCACCAGCACCACCGCCAGTCCCTACGGGACGTCCTAATTCATCCACTCCACCTGCGCCCCCACCGATTACAAAAGCTCCAGTATTGGTAAAGCCTGATTGACTAAAAGGATTTATTTTGCCTAAAAAATTGCTAAAAGGATTATTTTTTACAAAATCAACAACTTTTTTGTAAGCATCATATAAATCTTTGAAAAAATTAACCGCTTTGCCAACAATATTTACGACCGCAGTCACCGAAGTCACAACCCCACTAAACGCCGTTTTCAAGACTCCGGTCATAAAAGGCACTAAATAAGTTTTTGTGAAATCCCATAAAGCTTTGAATTCATCTTTGTTATCTTCAATTGCTTTTGTTAAAGGCGTTAATTTGGCTTTCACCGATTCCACAATCGGACCAACATTATTCATAAAATAAGTGACCAAATTCGTCAAAATGGGCAATAAACGGGCGCCAATAGATTCTTTAGCTTCATCAAAGGCCACTTGAAGCCGTTTCATTTTGCCTTCAAAAGTTTCAGCTTGAGCCGTGGCTTGACCGCCAAAAGTATCGGCCAATTGTTTGGTCACATCATCAAAGCTCATCGACTTTAATTCAGCAGCCGATAATCCCACTCCCAATTTTCCAAGAGCAGTCGTATTACCGTCATAAGCTCGAGCCAAAGCCGCGGAAACCGATTCAAGAGATTTGCCCGATCCGGCGGCAATGTCAATGGCCAAAGTCTGCAATTTTTGGGCTTCAGTAACGTCATTCGTGGCTCTGACCAATCGCTCAAAGGATGGTCGTAACTGATCGTCAGTAATTCCATAAGCCAGAGATAGTTTTGAAATCTGCTGCTCAACAGCGGCGATTTGATTTCTTGTAGCGCCAGTTACGTTTTGAAGAGTGGTTGCTAATTTGGCTTGTGCGCGCTCATCTTCGATTGCTGACTTGACACCTTCGACCAGTAATTTGCCAGCATAAGCGGCTGCGGCAGCTGCGGCGACTGCAAAAGCAGCTGCGGCTTTTTTGCCAAAGTCGCCTAATTTATCGCCAAAACTGGAAACCTCGGCTTCGCCTTGACCTAATTTCTTTTTTAGATCATCGACATCGGCAAGGATGGATAACTTGAGCGTTCTACTTCCGGCCATTTGTTATCCCCATTTCTTCAAAATTGTATCGAAAGCTTCTTCCCATTTTCTCACTAATTCAGGCTGAATCTTGCGAAGTGTCGGGTAAATAAAATACCCAGAATTTCCTTTGCCTTGATTCGGGGTGCGTCGTGGGAATTGAGGATAACGATTAGATCCGAACTCGTAACCTGCCCAGAGCTTTTGAGTAGTTCCACCTCCAGAAAAGCGTTGAGACGCAAATCCGTAACTGAACTCGCCAATCTTGGATGATTTGCTAACCCTAACGCCATCTGCGATGCGATTGACAGCGGCCTGTCCAAATGTTCGCGTGATTGAATAGGCGCGGACCTCATTAGCGGCATATTGGGCAAGAGCTGAGGATTGTGTTCGGGCTTCATCGATGGCTGCTTGATCCATCGCTTTAAAAGCTTGGAGAATACCGCGAAGCTCAGCGCGATCATAAGTAATCGTTTCACCGGCCACCCTGCTTCTCCTTCAATATGTCCAATGCCGTTATGACATCTTCCGCGTCATCCCAAAATTGTTTTGGAATTCCTGTTTCAATAGCCAGAAGTGTGAGAAGGTAATTTAGGCTTCCGGCTGGATGGCTTTTGGGTCTTGATTTACCACATCAATATCGGCAACCGTTTCCATCCATACTTCGAAAGACTTGACTGGCTTTCCAGCTGCTTCGCGCTTCATAGCGTTATACGCCAAAAACAAAATGTCCCAGACGCCGCCAAGATCGCCGATGGATTTTCCAGTTGCCTTTTCCCATTTGGCATACTCGGGCGGTTGGGCAACGTATGTCGCTTCTTCGCCCGAGTTATATGTAATTGTAATTTGTGACTTCATAACTCCCGATGCTCCGATCTCTTAACTGAAGGTTTCTGTTGGTGTTCCAATTACTGTCATTGTCCAAGTATCGGTAAGAGCTCCTGGAGCCGCTCCACCCGCGCTTGGGAAAATTGGAAGAACTGTGAAAGCGAATACTGCACCTGTAACGGCAGTAAATGAAACGTTCAAAGCGGTGTTAGGTGCCGATTCAGCATCAGCCCACATCGCCTCAAATAAAGAAGAAGCTGCGCCCCAATCTTGCAGCAATTCAATTGTAAATGTCCATTGCTTATCTGTGGACTTGTATGCGCGACCATCGAGAGTCTGGTATGTCTCAATGATGGTTTCGCAGGAAAGAGTCGCGGAAGTCGCTTGAGCATCGTAGGACGCTGAGTCCAACGTGAAAGTGACATCGCGGCCAGTAATAACTGTCGTTGCCATTGTTTCTCCTTAGGAAGTTTGCTCGTAGCGGACGCTCAAGCGGATATCGGAAACGAGTAGGTTGGTCGTTCCGACTTGAGTAATCGTTGGTCTTTCGACGACCGATAACTCGTACTTGGAGTTGTTTAATGCTCCAAGAATACTGATAATTAATTGTTCTAGATTATCAAGTGATGCAGGATTTGATAAATAAGCAACACAAGCAGTGACTGTGTAATTCAATTTAACTCTAGTTGTAGATTTGCCAATAAGTTCAATTTCCATATATGGAGAGTCAGGAACGATAACAACCGCTGGCACAATAGGTGCTTCTGGAACGTGATCATAAACGTTAGCGGTGACACCGGCTAAAGCCGTTTTGATAGCTCCTCTAATATCACCTGAAATTGTTGATGCTGGCATTAACCGACCATCGCATCTGTATCAAGATATGGCCCGAGAAGACCTGTTACTTTGGCGAGAAGATTTTTGGAAAGTCTGTAAGGTGTTACTGCAAAATCGATTCCTTCAATGGATCCACCGGCAGCAGTTCGGGCTTGGAAGATTTCGACAGAAATAGCCAGAACGGCAGCTTCGATGTTAGCATTTCCGACATAGGTTGATGCATTAGAGAGCGCAGCGTTTCCGGCTGGGATAATGTTCTTTTCCAATATGTCAGCATTTGTGATGGCGGCGGTAAATACATAGGGGCCAATTAAATCATCTGTAACTGTGTGAGTGCCGTTGAAAGGTGATCCGACACTTGTGATGACAACCGATTGACCTTCGGTAAATTCGTGAATTGTCGCGGTTTGGAAATAGGCGACATTGTCGGTTAGTTCGACTTTGTTAATTTTGCTTTGGAAAGTGACGAGCATTGGTAGGATTAGATTTTCGCTTGCATCCACAATGTCAGTTAAATAAGCGTCCGAATATAGGGAAGACGAGACGCCAAGAATAGTTCTCAGCTCTGCAGCCGTGACGATTGTTGGCATCTCGTTTCCTTTCGATCTAGAGGGTGACAGGCCAGCTCGGGAGCGGACTGGCCGTCACTTTTAGGGATTTAACTACGCAACCATCCAGCGGTATGCACCTGCGCCGACCTTTGTAGCCAATGCGCCGTAGCCGTAGTAGGCAACTTCGATTTGGCCGTTGAGTGCGACGTTTGTCTGCAAACGGAAACGTGAAGATTCATACCAAGTGTATGCATCTGGGTTAATGACGATGATGGTGTTGTCGCCAACGCCTGAACCTGTTGTGAGGTTACGATCAACGCGGAAGTTCAAGCCGAGAAGGTTTCCGGTTGCTGATCCAGCACCGAGATTTCCGCCTTGGTTCATATTGCCAATGAGGTTCTGATAAATCGGACGTCCGTTATCAGCGAGGTTCTGAATCGCGCCCCATTGCTGAGGTGATGCGATGATGTTTTGAGCGAATCCGAGAGTTCCAGCGTAGATTGAAACGCCAGCATCGGATACGAAGTCGAGGAGACCAGCAGCATCGAGAGTGCGGTTTCCGCCGTCAGTTCCGCCAGCGATTAGGCCGGTTACAACTGCAACGTCAGTCGCCTTTGCGTATGCGTATTCCATTTGACGAACAAGTTCATCAAAGAACGCTGGTGAAGAACGATCAAGAAGTTCAACGGAGAAAGTTTGTCCGCCTGCATACTTCTTAACGGATACTGAAAGGAATTCGTTTGTCATTCCTGTTTCATCAATTGCAGCTGCTTCGGCTTCTTCGCCTACTGTTGGAACTGCGGTGATTTTAGGAATCTCGAAAGACATTCCTGCATCTGGAAGAACGCCGCGAGATACCGAATCAACGGCTGGGCGATCTGCATTGGAAAGTGGGTTGATGATTTCGGTCAATTGACGAGTTGGGATGAGACCAGCGTTGTTGCTTGTGGTGTCATCTGCTGCCATTACATATTGACGTGCAGCATCATCACCGAGCTTAGCGCGAACGCTATTCTCGAGATATTTCGCCTTTGTAAACTCAAGGCGAGGAGCGGTGAAGAACGCTGGGCGTGATGCCGCAACAGTTTCCACCTTGGCAGCTTCTACCGTTTCTTCGGCAGGAGCTGGAACGGTAGTGTCTGACACTTGTTCTCCTTCGGTTGGGTTGTCTGCTTCAGCGGTTGCCGGAGCAGAATCTTCTTTTGGTGCTTCGTTTTCGGAAGCCGCAATTACTTCTGCGACTCTTGCTGAATCGATGGCTGGATCTGTGACAAGGCTGACCTCATCAAGAGTAGCTGAGGTAATCTGCATAACGCCTTTGTTGTTTGTCCATTCGTTGATTTGTGCGCCGACGCTAAATCCATCGCGCAATCCTTCGGTGGCTTCAATCAAAGCGTCTTCGCCTGCCATTGTGTTAGCAATCTTGAATGTAGCCACAATGCCATTAGCAGTTACTTCGTGGCTCATCATCTTGCCAATTGGCCGAGTGCGGTCGTGCTCGAGGAGCAATTTAACCGGCTTCATCTCAATCGAATCAGCTGCAAAAACTGTTGGGCCGACAGAGGTATTACCCTGCTCGTTCCAAGTGACAATAGTGCCGCTAATGGTGCGTTTTACTGTGTCCGCAGCCGTGACAGTCATTGGCATATTGATCTTCATCGGATCAAGTCCTCTTCTTCTTGGATTTGCTCAACGCTCATCGCGCCGATGCGGTTTAGGATTTCATAAACCTGCGCACGTTCTAATGGGTTGCCGCGCAGGAAGTCGTCCAAGTCAAAACGCACTTCGGTTGTTGCTGGGACGAAATCTGGCATTGATAGACGCTTTTCTATTGCAGTCAATAATGGACGTAGTGAGAAATCAACCAAGGAGCGCCGCTCACTAATTGAATTTGAGTAGGTCATCGAAGTAGTTTCGGCGCTCAGGAAGTATGCTGGAATTCCAGCTGCTCGAGCCAATTCTAGTGCGACATATTGACGAGCTTCGGCTAACTGCAATGATTTTGGATCATAACCAAATTCTTTAAGATCAACGTCAGCATTGAGAAACGCAGTCGAGCGAGTTTGTCTAGCGGTGCGCCAAGCAGACAGCAATGACGAAACTCTTTCGGCAGTTAAGTTTGTGCCATTTGATTTAAGAACCATCGACGGATTGGGTTCTTTGGCGTAATTAACGGCGGCATTTTCCAAGAAGACTGCAGCGGTAACAGTTTTACCAGCACGGTGTAAGAATCCTTCATCATAACCATCAAAGCGAATGATTGAACCAATTCCGGAATTAGGCACATCCATTCCATCGACTTTGTATGACTCAATCATTGTGTTGCGGAAATTTGTATCGACAGTTACTCGATCAGGCGAGACGCGAGTCCAAGCGCGGACTTTTCCGCCGTCGGTTGCGGAATACATTTCAAGAACTTGTCCATAACCAACGCCGTAAAGCCAAATATCTTCAGCGAGCCAAGTGTAAATAAGTGATCCGGGAACTCTTGGGTCGGGTTGATTAATAACGCGCAATGGCTCAACGTGTTCGCCGGTAAGTTTGTTGTATTGCTCCAGAGGTAATGATCCAGTCGTTCCGCAGATGATATTGCGAGCACGGGCAACTGACGGAACACTCATTGCAAGCTGACGAGTCGTATTTGTTGCGCCACCAAGAATGTTATAGACCGAATCGCTAATCTGGACTGGAGTTAGTGCGGCGGTTACATCGCTGGTCTTTTGCGGTGTTTGCGCAATTACTTGTGGAAAGAAGAAATCTCTGATAGCACCCATTGAGCCTTTATTGTAAAGGGTTTGTGTTACAAGATGACGATATCCACTCCATCATTGGATTTTGTGGCGAAATGAGTCGCCATTGCCGACGCAACTGCTCCACAGATAATTGCATTCGAGACTTTACGACCCATTACCCATCCGCCGTCACCGAAAGGCAACTTGACGGCAGATAGGCATTGTTTAGTCAGCTCATCTTGTCCCGAGTGAGCCAACCGCTGCGACGAAATCGCTCCCAATAATTCATCGCAACTTTGGGCGTAGTCGAGTCCATCTATCGGCTCAGTCTTGATACCTGCCGGTGCTAATCGCGCAGCAACGGCCGAAGCGGTTCTCGCTGAATAGGCAACGAGCTGGACTGGATACTTTCGCACCCAATCCGCCAAGTCATTAGCCAAAGACTTATCATCGAGGTTAGACGGATTGTGCCAAGTTTGCAGCAGGATCACTTGGAACTTATCACCTTCGAGTTTCTGACTTGCAACTAAGGCCGCTTGCTTCCTATCCGGACTGAGATCAATAGCCAGCCAAGTATCTGCCTCAGGATTGAGTCGAAGCCCCTCAACTTTACAACTCTCCCATTGAGACGGATTGATGACTGGATTGATGGTGTCAACCCATTGACATAAAACTTCTGTGCGCACAATATCTTCGGGGTCTGACAACACGGCGCGGATATTGTCAGGGTGGACTGTGTAGCCAAGTGACGGATTGGCTTGGCAGACGCCTAGCCAGAAATCTGATGAATTGTCGAACTTGATACCTTGAGGTGCACTCCATTCGAACCAACCAATGTCATCAGAGCCGCCGTGAATAGCGCCGTAGGCTCGCTCGCGTAATTTGTTTAGGACGATTGAGTGCTGATCTCCAGCATTTGAATAAACCCATATTTGAGGATTGGGACTAGCCATCTGGGTATAACGCAGGGCAGACCATACGTCCTCGTCTTTATATTCTCGCGCTTCGTCCAAGTGAATAGTTTCCGGTGCGGCAATACCTCGACCAGCTGAATTATTGGCTCGGACGATATATCGGCGGCCTTCCGTGAATTGCAATTCTTGAAATCCTTTACTTTCCAGCTTCTTAGTAAATTCTGCGGCTAATCGGGGAGTCTGCTCGATGATTCCATAGATTTTGTAAAACAATTCGGCGCTTGTTGTCAGTTTGTGAGCCGTATGAACCTGCAATTTCTCTTTGAGGACGTAAATTCTGAACAGGATTTGGAGCGCCATAAACGTTGATTTACCCTGCTGACGTGCGCACAAAAGGGTAACAACTGGGTGCGCCCATCGACCATCCGGCTTGTATTTCAGCGAGTGATGAGCCAGCCATTGCTGCCAAGGCAACAACTCAAAGCCGATTTCCTCGCAGAATCGGATCATTTGTTCGCCGTGAGACGGTAAATCGCTGAGTTTTGTGTGGATTCGTGGGTTCGGCACACCACGGTAAGCCGATTCGTCCCTAGTCCTCGCTATCTCCCTCGATTGCTCCATTATTCTCCAGAGTCGGCCAGATAATGAACGGACGTGCCATTTTCAGGGAAAATCTTCC